GGTGGCGGACGAGAGGCGTTACGCCGGAAGCCCGTGGCAACTTATTGCCACCGCTCCCAAGGATGGCACTCCCGTCCTCGGCTGGTGGGGGACTGAGTGCATGATCGTGGACTGGTGCGTCGTCGTCGAACGGTGGGGCTCCACCCACGACGGCGAGGACATGTTCGAGCCGGAGCCGACGCACTGGATGCCGTTGCCCGAGGGGCCGAAGGAGTAATGAGCATGATCATACAACCAACCTCACGCCGGGGGTTCCTTACCGGCATGGCGTCCCTGTTCGCAGCGCCCGCCATCGTCAGCGCCCAGAACCTGATGCCCGTGAAGGTCATCCCGTTCGAGCCCTACATGCTCGTCAGGGGGCGCTCCATCATCACCGGCGAGTGGATTGAGACCAAGCTTATGGAGACGGCAGGCGATCCTTTTGCCTTCCTGAATGAAGGCTTTTATGGGCGGCTCGGCCTCGCCACCAATCGCATGTCCATGTCCGGGCTTCAGACGGCGGCCATTGAAAGCCGGGCTGATGAAAAGGCCATGCGGATGTTCACGCATGAGCAGCCAGAAGCCTTTCGCCTGCACCATGAAAGCGAACCCTTCGCTATGCAGACGGCAGGCCATCTCTACGGACCCGATGAGATCGTTTTCATGTCAGATTTGCCATACCGCGTTTAATAAAAAAAGGCCGGGGGTACGCAGTACCAGCCCCCCGGCCCCCTCAACCTAACACACCCCCTCGGGTGTTAGGAAAGCTTGATTAGTTCATACCTTGAGTGTCTCAAGTATGCGGTCCTCGACCCATTCCAGCGGGATCAGGCCGTCCTTGATGGCCCGCAGCAGGATGGAGACGGACTGGGGGATGGGCGAGTGGCCTGACAGCCATAGCTGGGGCGTCCGGCGCGTCACACCCATCAGGACGGCAACGTCGCCGGTCGTGAAGCCGAGGTCCTTGGTGAGTTGCCTGAAAGCGGCGGGGGTCAACGGCTCATCTCCAGCAGCGCGGCCCGTGCGGAGGCCAAGGAGCGGGCGTGGCGCAAGTCTCCGTGGATGGACAGCGCCCGCCAGATTGGCCTGCCCTTGGCCCTCATGGAGCCCTTGGCAAGGTATCCTATCAGGCGGTCGAAGTAGTAGACGGAGAAGGTGCCGTCTTTGTTCAGGGAGGTGTGGACGGGGTGGGTCATTCCCCCGCCTCCTCTTTGGCCTTGGCCATCCTATCAATCTGCTCAACCATCATATCCAATCTTTGAATGAGACGGTCGTCATACATCTGGCGCTGAATTTCGTCGTGGGCGTAGTACGCAAGCAGACACCATTCGCTGACGCTGTCGGCGATGAATTTTAGGTTGATGTATTCAATCTTGTCCATCAGATCACCTCCCCAATCACGATGGCGTTCAGCTTCTCGACGTGGGGCGCGAGCTGCTCGCGGGCCTTGCCGATCAGGGCGGCGTCGGCCACCGTCAGCAGGCACACACTCATGGGGTGTTTTTTCGCGTGGTGGGCGAGCTTGAGCGCCGCCATGTCTGTGGGGTTGGCGCGGTAGGCGTCGATGAGTTTTTGCATGTCGATCTCCATTCAGGGGTTGGTGGGGGCTATGCGCCCCCGTTGGTGATCAGGCCGCCGCCGCCAGCTTGTTCTTGATGCGGATCGTCTCGACCAGCGAGCCGGGCTTGGTGCAGGCCGCGACCTGCTCGGCGGTCAGGAAAGCCTTGGCCGCCTTGGCGTCGAAACGCTCGGGGGTGGTGTAGGTGATGGTCACCGTGGCGAACTCGCCCTCAATGATGCCGTCGTGGGCGGTGGCCTTGATCTCCGCCTTGATGGCGTCGAACTGGCGCTGGGCGGCTTCAAGCACGTCCTTGGCGAGGGCGTAGCGGTCGGCGAGGGTCATGTTGGAAGCGGTCATGTCAATCTCCATCTGGTTGGCTGCGGCTCATTCCCAAGCCGTGATTGAAGGTATATGCGAAAGCGTTTCGCCTGTCAACTGGGTTTGTGAAATTATTTCGCCTCCCGGTCGTTTAATTGTTCCATCAGGATCTCAATGGCCTCCAGCGCCGTGGAGCCGTAGCCAATTGGATCGTCCTCCTGCCCGTCGTAGTCGTCGGTGACTGCGCACCAGTCCCAGCTCTTGTGGGGCGAGTGGACGTTGAAGCTCACGATGATCTTGTAGTTGGTGGTCATGTTGATCTCCATAATTTGGGGGAAGTCGAGGGGGGTATTTCCCCCCTCTTTGGGGTCAGATCTTCACATACTCGCTAGGGTCCAGAAAGAAGGGCGTGTCCATCGAGCCGACCAGCTTGCCCTGCACATACACGGCCTCGGTGTACTCGGCCTCGTCTGGGGTCTGCATCGCGACGATCTCAATAAGGTCGCGGGAGGCAGTCTCGGAGTAGGGGTCGGCGCCGAGGACGTGGTCAACGATGGCCTCGCACAGGGTGTCCCAGAGGCCTTCGCCGGTGGCGGTGAAGGTCAGGCAGGGGAGGGTTTCGCCGAGAGTGTAGAAGTTGAAAGTCATGTCGATCTCCATCTAGTAAGTGTTTCGGTCGCTGACCGTGGAATAGGTATACGCGAAAGGATTTCGCCTGTAAAGGGGGTTTGGCCTCTGTGGATAACTTTTTGCAAAATAATTTCAGGGGGACGTTCTGCTAGGCATTTGTTCTTTCGCCCAAGAGCGCCTATCTTTAGACAGCACGAGGGGGCTTAAACATGGCATTAAAGAAGCAAACAAATGTTGGCACTATAAATGCTTGGCCTGCCGATAAGGTCGAACGCCGCGCAGTCGATGACCTCATTCCATACGCCCGCAACGCGCGCACCCACTCAGACGCACAGGTCGCGCAGATCGCCGCCTCCGTCAAAGAGTGGGGCTGGACAACGCCGATCCTAATCGACGAGGCCGGAAGCATCATCGCTGGCCACGGTCGCGTTATGGCCGCCCGCAAGCTTGGCCTGACCGACGTTCCCGTCATGGTGGCGACCGGCTGGTCCGAGGCCCAAAAGAAAGCTTACGTGCTGGCCGACAACCAATTGGCGCTCAATGCCGGGTGGGATATCGAACTCCTCAAGGTCGAGGTGGGCGACCTGAACCTCGAGGGGTTTGACCTAAGTTTGATTGGGTTTGACGATAATCTGTTGGCCGATCTGCTGGCCGAACCGAATGAGGGCCTGACCGATCCCGACGAGGTTCCCGAGCCGCCCGCCGAGCCCGTGACCGTGCTGGGCGACGTTTGGGTGCTCGGGAACCATAGGCTCTTGTGCGGCGACTCGACCAGCATCGACGACCTCGAGCGTCTATGCGCCGGGCAGCGCGTTGATATGTGGCTGACCGATCCGCCCTACAACGTGGCCTATGAGGGAAAAACCAAAGACGCCCTGACCATTCAAAACGACTCAATGAATGACGAAAGCTTCCGCCAGTTTCTCCGGGACGCCTACGTTGCCGCCGACGCGGTCATGAAGCCGGGCGCCGTCTTCTACATCTGGCATGCCGACTCGGAAGGTTATAACTTTCGGGGAGCGGCGGCTGACGCCGGGTGGAAGGTTCGCCAATGCCTGATCTGGAAGAAGTCCACCATGGTCATGGGGCGGCAGGACTACCATTGGAAGCACGAACCGTGCCTGTACGGATGGAAGGAAGGCGCAGGCCACCTTTGGGCCACCGACCGCAAGCAGACCACCATCCTTGAGTTCGACAAGCCGTCCCGCAACGGTGAACACCCGACCATGAAGCCGGTCGAGCTGTTCGAGTACCAGCTCCTTAACAACACCAAGGGCGCGGACATTGTCCTCGACAGCTTTGGCGGCTCTGGAACCACCATGATTGCCGCCGAGAAGAACGGGCGCTACTCCCGCCTTATGGAGTTGGACCCAAAGTATTGTGATGTTATTGTTACCCGCTGGCAAAACTTCACCGGCCAAGCCGCCAAGCTTGAAGGAACAGAGAAAACCTTTGATGAAATGAAGGGGGAAAGATGCAATCCCGTTTAATGAGTGGAGTTGAAACAATTGTTAACGTTGTGATCGGATATGCGATTGCAACATTGACAACTTGGCTTGTCCTCCCGATCTTTGGATATGTTGTAACCGGCGCAAATGCTTTCGGCATATCGGCGATCTTTACCGTAGTCAGCATATTGCGGTCTTATATCTTGCGCCGCTTATTCAACATGATGAGGTAATCCATGACCCGCAGAGCGCATGAGCCGACTGAAAAGGACCGCAAGCAGGTCACGTTAATGGCAGGCATTGGCCTGACCCATGATCAGATTGCCAAAGTCGTCGGCGTGTCCGACGAGACGCTGCGCAAATATTATGACAAGGAGCTGGAGACGGCTGCCGCCATGATGAACGCACAGGTGGCCCAGAACCTGTTCTCCATCGCCACCAGCAAGGCCAGCGGCTGCGTCCCCGCCGCCATCTTCTGGATGAAGACCCGCGCGGGTTGGCGCGAGGTGGACCGCCGCGAACACACCGGGCCCGATGGTGGACCGATCAGCCTAAAGTATGAGACAATCGACGTGAAGAAGTTGGACGAGGAAGAGCGCGGCGCGTTCAAAGCCGCCCTGCTTTCGGCGGCCCAAATCATTGAGAATGATCCGGGAGAAGGTTGATGCTTCAGCTCAACCCGCCGCTGCCGGTCACGACGCCCAAGGGCGCGGGCCTCGCGCACGTCGTCATTGATTATGGCGCCGAGCACGATCTTGTCTGGGTCGTCTTTCAGGACACTGGCGAGTGCTGGTCGTGGCGCAATCAGGACATCCGGGCTCAGGCGAACGTCACCATGGGGAGGAAGATATGACTTGGCAGCCGATTGAGACAGCGCCAGAAAACGATTGGATATTGGTGTACCAGCCCCATGGGCATGCTGCTGGGATGTTTTTCCCTAACGGTCGCTGTTATGTCGCTATGTGGGCGTATGGCGACCAGTTTTGGTACGACAAAACATCCAACATCCTTGAGATAGAGAACTCAGGCGATCATGTTGTGCAATATCACACATGCGTTCCAACCCATTGGATGCACTTACCGGAGCCCCCAAAATGAATGAACTAGGAATTATGTTTTTGTTTTTTCTTCCGACATGTGTCACCTTGATGATTGGCTGGGTTATTTGGGTGATCGAATCAACGGAGCCCCCAAAATGAAGCCCTACCAATCCTGCGGCCCCCACTGGACCTACGGCTGGCTGCGCCGCCCCGAGATGGACAGCCACGACGAGGGCTACTGCTACGAGGCGCCCGATGGCCTGCTGATCTATTCCTCGCAAGAGGATCACATTGA